ACCTATCCAACTCATTTTTAGGGTTTATAGAAAGACTAATCTTTTTAGGGGCAACAGTAGTCGTATTCCAATCGGCGACAGTCCATCCCCCCATTCCACCATCAACAATAGATTTTTGTTCAAAAATATTTAATATATCTTTATTAAAAAGATGTTGATATTGTGATTCTGAAATAATTATTTTCATATTTATGGATTTATATATAAATAGTTGTTTGCATTAAAAAAGTCGCATATAGCGACTTTATTAATTAAATATGTTAATTAAATTTAGAATACGTTAATCGCCCTATCAAATCTTAATGTACAGGTAATGTCTGCTAAGTCCGAAGAACTATAATCTAATCCACCAAAATCAGCGTCATTTAATTGAGTTCCCTCTAAAATCCATTTTTGTACTACTACACCTGTTGGGTCTAACATTTCTAATTCTACATTCTTTTTATATCCTGCTGCGTATCCTTGTCTACCAGTTACAGATTCAGAGTGTAATCTTACCCATTCCATCAATGCTTGTGTTGCAGAAGGACCAATTGGATCTCTAAATGTAACAGAGATTGTTTCCCATCTAAATCTACCGATAACATACGTCTCAGTATTTAAAAATGGTATTGATACTTCATCACTAGTATATTTAGGTCTACTGGCAGTAGAAATCCACCATTCTTGAATACCTAAATCGTCTGGAAATCTAAGAATCCATCTATTCTTTCTTAACGGTTCATAAGGGACCGGCATTCTCATTAATAAATCTGCCATAATTTCTTTTTTTTATATTGTTGTTTTATTCTTTAATTATAAATATTCAGTTTTTCAAAAAAATTTATTTTTTGATGATAATTCTTTTTTTCTTTGGGTTATTAGGGTCGGATGTATCATACACCAAAAACCTAACATCAGGATATAACCTTTTCAATTCTTCTTCTATATATTTTTCTGCACTTTCTACATTACCTAAATCATCATCACTAAACCCTATACTCATACCTGAATAATTAGGGTTATCTTTTATTTCTTTAACTGCACTTACTACTCTATCTACAAAAGTTTTTAATGCAATCATTTTACCGACTTCTGGGTTAGTTACACTTACATCAGTATCAAATTCCTTAACAAACTCATCAGAAGTCACAGGATAGTAGTCCTGTAAGTTTAAATATTGTTCTATAGTTGTACCATATAAGTTAGATAACATTTCTTCTTTTTGTTCTTCAGTAAAAATAGTGTCAATTATTACTTTAATACCATCCTTTATCGCTTTGGGAGGGTTTCCTCTTGCGGTTATAATAGAAAAGTCATTACCATATAATAGAGCCTCAATAAATTTATTAAAACTAGGTCCGAAAGATTTCTTTCTTAATGCTTCTTTAGTATCCTTTATAAATGCATCGTAATCTCTAAAATCTTTAAACGCATAATATAAATCATCATTACCGTATCTATATTCTTTACCTATTTTACCCCTAATTTCTCTAAACTCTTCTGTACCAACTAAAACTGGAACCCATCCATTACCCACTTTTTTATCTAAATATATTTGAGTTGGCATAAATAATATATTATCATCCCAATCAAAAGAATATGCTCTTTTTTTAAACTCCAAAAGTAGATTTTTTTGATATTGACTTAATTTTATTTTCATAGATAAAAAAAAGGTGGGAGTAATCCCACCTTATTATTATATTTTATTTATTTTAGATATCATCAAAAGATGCTCCAGTATTAGTAATATTAAATTCAATACTAATGTATTCTAAAGATCTTGTTGGTTTAATGAATATTCTACCGTTTAATTCATTTCTGTCGATAGATTCTGGTGTATCATCTAATACAACTCTAAAGTCAGTTAAACCTCTTTCTTTTCTAATATTATCTAATATTGGATTAACTAATGAAAGGAATTGATTTCTTACAACATCATCATTCTGTTCGAATAATAATCTAATTGAAACTGCGGAAATAAGTTTTCTAGCTTGTAGTAACAATCTTCTAACATTAATTCTATTAAGTGCCGTTTCTTTAGTTTGTAAGGTTTTATTACCCCAAATTACAACCCCTACATCTGAGAATGTTGCCATTGGATTAATTCTTCCTTCATATAAATCATCTCTTTGATCTAAAGTTAATTTAGTTCTCGCTTTAATTGCGTTTGTCGTACCTCTGTTTAAACCAGCTGCTGCGAACCAAGGGAATGCTACATTATCCGTTAATGCAATATTTCTAACAACTTCTAAGGTTGGAGGTAGCCATATATACTGATTATTTTCAGTATCATTCATCTGTAACCAAGGAAAATAAGTGGCGGAATAGTTACTATCAACTCCGGAATCGTCTAATATATCAACCGCTTCATCCGTAGTTAAAACAGTTTCACCAGAACTATCAGTATCAGGTGTAGTCATAACATATAAAGAATCAGCCCTATCATTCTCAACCATATCAACCGCAGCATCTATAAGTCCTGATTGATCTCTTAAATCTAATCCTGGTGTTGCAAATACGTTGATGTTAACTGCTTCGGGATTATTATATGTGTATATACCTTCTAAAAATGCGTAGTAATCAGAAGTAATACCCGCATCTCCTTCACTAGTTAAATAAGATTTAAAGGTATTTTGTGTTAAACCTTCAGATCCTTTACTTCCATTAGTAGTATAGGAGTTTCCATTTGTTCTGTCTAATCTATAAACATCCCAACCATCAAAACCACCATAAGGTGCGAATGTAAATTTTCTTGCATTTACTTTTTGGTAAGGTCCATTTAATAAAGACGCTTCAGTTGTAAATGCAGAAATACCAACTTGTAATGAAGGGAAATAACTATTATCACCAGCAGAAATCTCCGCCCCTTCAGCATTTACATCTAAATGAAAACCATCTGTTTTACCTGTGTAAGGTAAACCATTTATTGCACTTAAACCTTTATAGTCAAAAAAGTCTTGATCAACACCAATAGTTGTATTTAACCCTAAATAATATTTTCTTACTTGTGAATTATTAAGTGAAGGGTATTGTGTACCATACTCTATTTGTGGATGTAACGCAGTAGTATCACCAATATAATCTCTAACTGATACACCTTCAAAACCTGCAGGAATACCGTTGGTTGGGTAGTCTGTTGCCATATCTACCATAATATATTTACTTCTTAGTGGAAATTCACCATCCACAGTACCAATTTTTCTTCCAATAAAACCGTTATCTGTAGGATTAAGTGTTAATTTACTAAACTTTTCTAATACACTTAAATTACTATCTGTATCATTATAAGACCTAACTAATAAATCAAAAGTTTTATCATCTGGTTTTATGTTAATAATAGAAAATTTTATATCCCTATTAGCAGCATTACCGTCAGAAATAGTTTTAAATCTAAAAAGTCTTTGTAATTTATTACCTCTTAACTCAGATAAAACATATGGTGATTCTGCAGATGTGTATTTTTCTTCGTAGTTATTTAAATTAGTAGAAGAATCTGCACTTATTCTAATAAATGTAGTATTTAAACCTCTTACTTTACCAGCGGTATTTTGATCTTGTAAACTATTGATAAATAATTCCTCCACAAAGAGTTCAGTTTCTTTATCTTGTGAACTCACACCAAATACGTTAGGTAAATAATTCTTTTTATTAGTAGATAATGAAACATTATAGTCAAAATCATTACCTAATGAAGTAGTGCCAGATATAGTAAAATCTGCGAATGGATTTGTTTCTATTAAAGAAGTATTTGTCATAGAGGTATCAGTAATTCCACTTACAGTAAAATCTACTATTTGATCTCCACCGTAATTACCTCTAGATCTTAAAGTTGCTACTACACTACCATCTATACTGTATGAAGAAGCAGTATAAGTAATTACCGTACCGGAAGTACTACCTGTTATATATGAAACTGAAGATCCACTTCCAGTATTATTAATAGTTAAATCAAAAGTGGCACCTGAGAATGTGTTACCCACTTTAGTATATTTAGGTGTAGTAATTGATATTGTATCACCAGTATCTTTTAAACCTAAATTACTAAAACTATTATTAAATTCTCCTTCATCATACAAGTCTTGTAATAAAGAATTATCAAAAGAAACTGTTAATGGAGAACCACCAGTACTTGCACTATATGTCATATTGAATGTAGAGGTACTAGCAGATGATTCAGTAGAAGGATCTGCTGCCGCATCTAATGTTATACACCACGCATTACCTGCTTTATAACCCGATAAACCTAATACTCTACTCACATAAAGTTGATTTGTTTGAGTTAAAAAAGATCTAGCAATATAATTAAGTTCATATTTTGGGTATCCATTACCTTTATATTTAGATGGATTTAAACCACCAAAATAAGAGGTAAATTCATCGTAGTTGGAAACAAATACTGGTTCAAAAGCTGGACCTTTTGGTGTCTCACCTAATAAACCTAAAGTAGTTACCCCTACTTGTCTGGTTACAAACGTTAAATCCTTTTCTGATGTAAAAACACCTGGACTAACGAAAATTCTATTTGTTGAAGCCATTTAATTTTTATTTTAATATTTTTATTATTCTGTTTTTATTATAAATATGCAATTATTTTCGAAAGTAAGTGAATTATTTTAATATAGAGATATTTAGTATGATATTTTTCACACTTTTATCATACTTATATAAAAAACAACTATGAAAAGGACTAAAAATCTCAAAATTACACCTAAAACTCATCTATTATTAAAAACTTATTGTGAAGATAATGGATTAAAGATGTTTGCATTTGTTGAAAA